TTACTGCTACTGTCACTGCGGCAGATACAGTAACAGTGGTTTTAGCTAACAATACTGGGGGTGCTATTGACTTGGCATCTGCTACTTTGTATGTGATGGTTATCCCGCGTGAGGTTATTTAATTTAAACAAATAAGGAGGAAATCTAATGTCAAGATTATCAGGATTTCCTGTTGTCTCTGCAACTTGGGATGCGAGTGCTATTGCTGATGGCAATGAAGAGGCGGTAGATGTAACAGTTCCCGGCGCGAGCCTTGGTGACTTTGTTATGTCTTCGTTCTCTTTGGATGTAGCTGATTTAATGCTAACATCGGCAGTTACCGCAGCCAACACAGTGACAGCAGTTTTAGCTAACAATACAGGAGGCTCAATAAACTTGGATTCTGGGACTTTAAGAGTTCGAGTCGTGCCTTTTGCAGATGCTTAACTGAGTGGGGGCTTTTGGCCCCCTCTTTTAACGG